AAGTCACGCAATCCCTCATAAGCACCAACTCGGAATGATTCCAATTCTGAGTCGCTCATGTCTTTAACAAGAGTGCGAATAGTAGCTGCTGGCTTATTGATTACTGTGCGTCCAAGTTCTGCTGCACTAATCAATGCGCTTGGGCCAGCATACGCATCTCGTGCGCTTTTATACAAAGATTTACCAGTTTCGCTATCCATTGTCATTTCATCAAGACGCTTCAAGAAGTCTTTCTTCAATTTAACAACTGAACGACCAAACTCGTTAATTTCACCTCTGTCATTTACTGCTGTTTTGCTACTAATAATGTCATCAAGACCACGCTTAACTTTATCCAAGTCTGGCATTGCAACTTCATTAGCGTTCTTTACATCTTTTAATGTAAATGGCTCACGCAAACCAGTAGAGATTTTCTCAGCACGAGCAAATGCACCTAGCTTCTTAGATGCATCAAGAATCTGCTTCAAGTCATCATCAAGAGTAATGCTGACAGTTTTCAGTTGGTCATACAAAGGAGTTGCTTCAACATCACGCTTTGTCATCAATGATTCAACAGAGTCTGCCAATCTTGCACCAGTTGGAGACAATTGTGTCTCTGCTGATTGAGCAAGTCTTCCACCTCGTTGTGCTTGACGATTACGGATTAGTTCTTCAGTCCAATTCTTTGTGCGTCCTGTGAGTGTTGCCATTGTGTCTAGCAAATCACGAGTGTTATATCCAGACGCTTCAGCCAAAATAGCATCATCGCCTAGCTTTGCCATACGAGCAGTAACTTGGTCTGTTGTAGCACCATCACGCAACATTGCTTGAGCAACACGCCTACGAGCCAAATCTACAGATGATGTACCAACATACTCACGCAAACTTTCAGGAATAATTCTTCCTGCTTGGCTTGTAATAGCTTGCTTGATAGGACGAACGGCTTTCATGCCTAGTTCAGTACCAGCACCAAGAATAGAACTAACAGCACCAGATGTAGCTGCTTCTTTAGGAATATCCTCAAGTTCTTTAGCTTCACCTGCGCCACCAACAACTCCAAAACCTAGACCAGATGCAGCAGAACGCAAGACAGGGCCAACACTAGGAGCAACAGTTTTACCAATGTTCAACATACCTAATGGTAATGATGCAGTACCTTGTGCAACTACACTACCAATTGGTTGTTCTTCTTTATAGCTTTCAACACCTGCGCGATAAATATCTCGTGCTTGTTGATAACCTTGTGATGGAGATTCACCACGAACCAAAGCAGAACCACCACCAACAAGACCTGCTAGTTCATCAGCAAATCCAAGAGTAGGGCCTTGCAAAGCAGTCATTGCAAGACGAGTGCCTTTAGATAAGCCTTTACCAGTAGTTTCTTCTTTAGTTACTTGCAAAGATGATGGAAGTTCTAAACCCTTGGAAATGTACCAAGAACGGACTTCTTCTTTACTAAAGCCTTCATTTAAGGCTTCTTGAACTTTTTGATTTTCATCCATTTTGTTCTGCCTTATTTAAGAATATCGTCAAGAGACTTAGGCTTTAGTACACGCTCGTAAGGATTCAAGATTGAATAATCTTCTCCACCTAATTTTGCGTTTAACTTTCGATAAGCTTCCAAAGATGGCATCAATTGTTTTTGTCTTTCAGTAGCAACACCAGTAGCAATCTTCTTCAAATTCTCTCGTTCTTCAGGTGTAAATGTTCCACCATCTTTAAATTTCTGGGCAGCTAATTTAATTTGAGTTGGGATAGAACGGCTACCAATAATGGCATTTATGTCGTTTGCCTGAACAGCACCAGACGAGTCATAAATTTTTGCAAGGTTATACAACATCGCACCATCGCCACTTGTATTGCCAGCTTTTGCTTGTTTAAAAGCATCATTGAAAGCACCAAGACGATTAGAGACAACATCGTCACCAGAGTTTTTAAGATAGCTTTCCCATTTGCCCATTGTGTCCAATTGGGCTTTAGCTACTGCTGTTGGGTCTTTCAAATCTACAGAAACTTTAGGTGCTTTGAGTGCTTCTTTTCTATCAATATAAGCTTTAATCAATGCTCGTTCAGTAGCTGTCATTGATTCAACTGGTGTAGTAATACCAAGAATTTGTCTTGCTTCTTTTACTTCTCCAGCAATATCTTCTTTCTTTGGCGCACCAGTAGCAACAGCCATTGGCTTGCCATCAGCACCAATCTCATAACGAACTTGACCTTCGCCAAGCGTATATCCTTCAGGACGCAATGCTTTCTCAACACCTGATGCAGTCTGTAATGCAGCCATTCCAGCAGGGCCAAGACCCATCAATTCACGAGTGACAGAACGCAATCCACCACCTGCTGCCTGTGGTTGATTAGGGCCAGCAATCTCTTGACCAAACATATTAGTTAATGGTGTTTCAGCAAATGTCTCTGGACGATATGCTTTAGCCAAAATCTGTTGTGCTGCAAGTTGTTGCTGTTTTGTAGTTTCTTCTTCTTTACGCTTTTTGAGCAACTCTTGCAATTGAAAATTCTGCAACTGGTTTTGCATTGCCTCAGTCATACCACCACGATATGCTTTCTGACCAGCTTGCAAACCTTCAGCAATAGACTGACCTGTGTTGCCACCTTGGAACAATCGTCCTGCTAGGGCATACAAGGCTTGTGCTTGTGCATCGTCACGATTACGCTGAATATCCTCTGGTGACATACCAAGCAGACCCATTGTGTCTGCACCGCCTGTACCGAAAATGTCTAATAGTCCAGCCATGATTAACCTACTTGAAAGTAAGGATTGATTACAGCGTCAGCATTTTGACTACCCCAAGTAGTTCCATTTAGCCAGTTAGATGCGCTGTTATACAAGTTCCCAATACCAGTTGAACCACCTAGATTCTTGTACAAACCACCGCCAACAGCAGCCAAACCAAGAATATTCTGCAATGTAGATGTGTCTTGTGTACCGCTAGTGGTAGATGAAGCTACTCGTCCTAGTGGGTTGCCATAGACCAATGACAGATAATTCTGCAAGTTCTGTTGTGGTTGGTTTTGCAAGAAGTTGAAACGAGCCATGTCAGACTGCAACTGTTGACCTTGGTAACCTTCACGAATCTGACCAGCTTGCAACATATTCTGAATGTCTTGGTAGTCAGCAGAAGTTATTGCAGGGGCAGCCAATGTAGCTTGTTGCTGACGATTACGCTCATCTGCATAGTTCTGGTAAGCCAACTGTCCAGCAGTATTAGCCAACTGTTGACCAAATGCGCCTGTGGCTCGGTCTTGCAATTGACCCATAGCACCAGAGCCATAACGCCCTGCCAAACTAGCTTTAGATGAAATATCACCTAGAGTCTGTTTGAATTGAGTCTCAGCAGCTTGTGCAGCAGGTTGGAACGCACCTTGGAAGAAAGGATTGCCACCCAAGAAACCACCAGAAACTGTGTTCTGGAGTTGATTCTGAGCAGACTGGAGTAATGGGTTACCCAGAGAAGCACGAGCCTCAAGAGCCTGTAAACCTGTCTGAGTGGTAGTCGATGGACTTACATAAGTCTGACCACCATAGTATTGTGGGCCACCAGCCTGATACGCTTGCTGTGCTTGTTGCAAACCATATGAGAGATATGGTTGAATTGTTGGGTCAATTTGTGATGTGGTAGTAGTCGCCATGTTTTACTCCTAGAGTTTCGGATTCCATAGCGGGTCATCCACAGAATCCATTTTAATCAAATTTTGTTAGAAATCAACCAATAATTGCATATCTGTAGGTCTTATTTGCCGTTGAATTTGCAAAGTGGGTAATCGTTGCCGTACCTTGTCCTTGTGAACTAGCATAGATGTTTGTCAAAGCATTAGGAGTGACAAAGTTCAATGTAGTAATCAAAGACGCTGTAGAGGGTCTTGTCGGGCTTGTCTGAGTAGGCAAATGCTCTAATGAAATGGTTGTGCTAGTAGCTGACCACCACAATTCAATGTAATCATTAGCAGCTAACTCTAAAAAGTAATTCCATCCAACAATAGCGTGACCATCTACGCCACCATGACTATTAGGGATAGAGATAAAACCTGTAGAGCCAGCAACATCAGTCCCATTTTTACGCAACCAAACGCTTACATCATGTATTTGCGTATCAGTATTGTTAAACTGACCAGACCATTGGAAGTTGTATGTCCCTGCGTTTTTGACATTCATCCTAGAACTGTTGCTCAGAGTTACCCCATTGGAGTAATCTGTGGTGTCTAGTGTCATTGCATAGGCAGTATTTGCTGTAGCAATTGTTTGGTCAACCAAACTCTGAAAAGCACCATAAGGCATTACATCAGCGTATGCAGCAGCAGAAGCAGCAGTAAACAGAATCACGCTGTCTGGGCCTATCCTTCTGTCCACCAAAGTGGTAGTGGTTGCGCCACCAGTCGCAAGAGTAATCGTTCCTGTGTTATTGGTCTTGCCATCCATGATGCCACGAACCACCTCTGCCACGGCTCGTTGGTCACCACCGAAAGCAGGTAGGCTTCTAAACATCAGCGAACCCCTTGACCAACAACATCCACATCAATAGCCACAGCGTTAATCCAATCAGCACCAGTAGGAACTAACTGAAGTCTGTGGTATCTACCAGCACTACGCAAAGAAACCCTGTTCTCTGAGTCTGCTGCTACGGCTGTTCCATAGTTCACACTTTGGTTTAACAATGTACGAGAAGCTACCGCAATAGTCGCTGAACCATTGTCAACTTGTGGACGAGCCAATGTCACAACTGATGGCCCACCCAAGTCAATATCACCAGTAGCAATCTGCCCTGTAAGGTTTGCGCCTGTATATGTGTAAACCTTATTTCCTAGCGTACCACCAAGGAAATACTTACCACCAACATACAAACGAGAGTCAAGGCTTGTTGTCAATGCGTCAATAGAACCATTGATGCTATCCAACTGCTCAAGAGTTACAGACGCTGTAGAGGCTTCAGACAAATAGTCTGTACCTGCATCTGCGTATGTCCATTTCTTCGTTGCAAAGTTGTAAATAATCAGTTTACGATTTCCATCTGTAGCAACATAGTTCCATATAACCAACTTGCGAACAGGGTCAACAGCAGCAGACATAGAACCATAATCAGATTCTGAAGCGTCATCAATAAAGAATCGGTCAACTTTTTCACTTCCAATTGGCTGAATCGTTTGACCATCGCATAAATAGAAACCATCATCAGATAAGAAGAATGTGATGCCTTGGTACTGAGCAATTGAGCCAGCAACCATACATCCCTTGTTACGAGAAATATTGTCAAACTGGAAAATAAATGGTGTACCAACATAGGTCATTCGGCTAATGGCTCTTTCCAAGAATACCAAACCAAACTCACCACCACGAATACCTACAATCTGTCCACCATCAGGAATATCTTGGTAATCAGACTGAGTGTTTACATCCTCTGTCCAGTCTGTCTCATCATTGATTGCAGACCAGCGAACACGATATTGCTGCTGTGCAGCACTCTCATAAGTATTAGCCACAACTACAAAGTCACGCACAACAGTAATGTATTTAGCAATAGGTGCAGAAGCATCCAAATCAGCGAATGAAGTGGATGTTCCTAGCGTCCATGCTTGCAATTTGTCAGCATTGTTTGTTGTGATGACAGTCTTGCCAAACTGAGTAAAACGAACTTTGTCGTTAATGCCAGTAGTCATTCCTGACTTAACTTGTGTCAATGCGCCAACACCATCAACTGTATAAATCTTAGTGTTACCAGAAGTAAACAACTGAGTTGTGGAGTCTGGGTTTTTGGCAGCGTACAGAGTAAATAATTCTTCGGCAGCAGCACTAGAAAAGGCTACAGCACTCGGAAAAGGGCCATACCCAACAGCCTGAGAAACTACATTCTTAGCATTAGTCAGCACACCAGTAATACCTGACTGGTCAGGCATCCACTCACCAAGTTGTATTCTTTGTGTAGGCATATCAGATATATGTTGTTTGCATTGCCAATGGAACGCCAGAGAATTGACCCTTCTCATCAGAACGAGTCAACGAATTCATAGCCCTGTCAAACATAGTTCCCCATGTGTTGATTCGAGCATCATTCATCAAGTAAGGCTCTGCTTCTAGCAAAGACGCATACAAGAGCAAATCAGGACACACAGTCAAAAATGTATTGCTTGTGTTTGAGTCACTCAGGAAAGCTGGCGCAGCAGAGTAAACCAAGTTCAGCGTATATGCACCATCAGGAATAGGTGCTAACTTAAACGTGCTAGACAAAACTGTGTAATCTAGTGGCTTACCAGCATCCATGCTTCGTGAATTACGAGAGAACAAAGATGGTGATTCGTAGTTCAATGGCATAACAGGATTGCCATTAACAATAAAATCTTTTACTTCCAAGAAGTCAGCAGGGATACTGACTGTTGCTGTTCCTGATGTGCAGGTCAACGTTGTAGTAGCTAACATCTGGCGAATACGCAAGTCTCTGCGCAAGCGTACTTCTGCCAAACGAATGAAATCTGGAATCTGAGTTGTTAGGTCTGAACGAGCCAAGTATCCTGCGATAGTTGTCTGTAGTTCAGCATATGTAGTAAAACTCATACAACTCCTGTTCTAGTGCGCCAAGCACGATTCATTGGGTCATTCAGAAAAGCAGCAAAACGCTTCTCATCAAGCACAGCATAACCACGCATGATGCCTTGTTTGTTTAGGTCATCAATAACAGTCATTGGAATAGATGCAACCTTGTTACCAAACAAGTTGTCAGACCATCTTGCTCGTTCATCAAAGGAGTTATATTCCTTTTTGTTCTGCTCAACAATGGCAGATACATCTTGACGAGTTTGAATAATGATACCGCCCTCACCATCAGCATGGACAGCAGATTGACGAAAATTGACAGGATTTTGCATAACTTAATTCTATCAGTTTGGGTAGAAAAGAAAATGCCCCAGAGGGTTAAGTCTGAGGCATTTATCGGAGTTACCTTAGATTAAGGTGTCAAGTCAGCAATGATGCCGTGAGCAGCTTGGTTTTTAACTTCCAAGGTGTACTCAGCCAACAACTGTGTGCTTTCGTTGTCGCCAGTCACAGCCAACTCGTTGGTCTGGAAAGGACGCAAGTAAGCGATAGCAGCCATGTCGGGGTCAAGCACAAATGCTGTCTCATCGCATGAGTTGGTAGATGTCATAAAGCGGTTGGGGACAACAGAAATTGTACCGAAGTCGCTCATATAAACATCGGCCGCGGCCACGATTGTTGTGGGTGTGTTCGCAGGGGCCATGAAACGCTGTGCAGCGATACCAGCAAAAGCTGAAACTGTTTGCTTGTGCGCAGGATTGACCATCAACACTTTGGGGTTGCCACCAGATGAGTACACGCTCTTAACAACAGATTGCAACAAGGCTTCTGTGAAAGTGCGGTTTGTGCCGTTTACACGAGCAGTTGTACCCAAAGAACCAGCAACACCATCAGTACCGCCAGAGTAGTTGCTATTCAACCAAGCTTGCAGACCACCCAATTTACGAGCAGTAGTGGAGTCACCATTAGAAGCAATCTGGTTGCTCAGAACGGAAGTTTCCATGTCACGCTTAATTTCGGCCGATGCTTTAGCCAGTTGATAGGCTTTTTCTGACTTGCGGCCAGCTTTGTCAACGCTCTGCAAAGTGCCAGAAATCTTGATTGTTTTCTGTGCAATCTGAGTGCGGTTACCAACACGAGTTGTTGGAGACATAGTAGCGTCAGATGCTGTTGCACCCTCAACTGCGTAGTTAGACAAGCTGGCTGCTGCCAAGCTGTCAGTCTGCCACTCGTGATAAACAGCAGTAGCTTTGGTTTTACCTACAGACGAAAAAAATGGAGTGTCTGTTGGTGAGATGTTATAGATAACATCCGAAAGGTCTTCCCGCTGACCAATAGCGGTGTATGTTTGATATGTAGCCATGTTAATACTCCAAAATTAAAAGAATCGTTCAAATGCTTTGGCAGCGTCAGCAACTTTTCCAGTTTCACGCAACCTCTGCATAACCTGTTTATCTTGTGATGACTTTGTAGGAGGCGCAGAAGTCCCAGAACGCATCATCTTAGGGGCAGCCTGAAGTTTCTTGGTTAACTCAGGTTTGCTCTTTTGAAGTTGCTCATACTTCATTGCTTTATACAAACTCACCACAGCCCGAGAGTCATATACGGAACTGAGTTCTTGGTCAGTCCACCCAACAGACTTCGCATAATCTCGAATTTGCTTTCGGATTGCATCACCCTGTGGCGTAGCCAACTCAGGAATCAGGCTAACTAGCTTCTCAGATTCTTGACGGAGATGGTTTTGCAAAGAGGCTTGATGCTCGGCTTGTTGCTGTTGTGCAATGCGTTGCTGTTCTTGCCTTACTACTGCTAACTGCTTCTCACGCTGATTCTGTTCAGCTACCGCTACCGCATAACCGATAGGGTCTGTTTCCTTTAGAACATCTAAGTCCACACCCTTATTTTGCTGCGTTAGGAAGCTATCCAATGCTTGCAACTTCTGGGCATATGCCATTCGTTCTTGTTTCACTTGCTCTAAGTGAATACGCTCTGCTTCTACAGCTTTGCGTTGTTCAGCTAAAGCCTGAGACTTTTTCGTGTAATCTACACCTTGCTGATAACCTTTGATGAGTTCATCTTCGTCAACCTCGATTTCCTCACCAGCAGCTTTGACTTTATATCTAGGCTTCGGTTGTTGTTCTTCTTCGGATTCCTCCTCAGAATATTCAGCTTCATCAGATGCTTGTAGTTCTTCTGTTTGTTCCTCAGATTGGCTGTTACCAGCTTCGTCAGAATCACCCATCAGACTTTCAAACGCTGAAGCGGCTTCATTTACATTTAGGCTTTCACTCCCTTGGGGGTTGGTGTTTTCCATTTGTCATCTCAAAAATCGCCAGAAACCTTCTGGACGGAGGTGTAGCTTAAAAGCTACAGAATTTTCCATTTCTTTTCTCGAATCACAGTTTCCGAGGCCAAGCCTTCTAGGTGTCCTGTAATCAAGTCAAGAGTCTTAATGTGCTGATATGCAATCTCTCGTCTATCTAACTCATCAGAATTTGTGTTAATTATTACACTAATCTGCTCTTTTTTCAAATTATCTAATACTTCTTTGAAAAAGTCATCATTTAGTAAGTTTTTAGCCCATTGTGCGAGCAGGTGTTTGTCCATATTGGTTTTGTATCCCAGAAATAATGTCGTTGATACTCAGACTACTTGCAGGAGGCATACCTTGCTTGCTACCCAAGATACCCATAAGGTCACTATAACTTAGGTTTGATGGCTGTGAATACTTAATAGGCTCTGGCACTTTTCCATAAGTAGGACTTAGGAACTTCTCCCATTGAGTGCCAATCAACAAATTACGATTGCCAAAGTTAATTGGAGGAAGTTGTGTAGCTGGCGCAACAGTTGTTTTTGGAGGAGTTGCCCAACTTTCTGGAATGGGCACAACTGGATATTGAGTAGAGCCAGAACCTGTATTAGACAAAGCACTACCTGCTCCAAGCAGACCAGCAGCAGTTAATCCCAATTGTGCAACTCGCAATGGGTCAACAGTAGTTGTTTTTTCAGCAGTTACTGGTGTTACTTCCAATGGCACACTTGGTTGAATCAATGGGATTGTTGCAGCAGTAACGGCATCTGTAATGCTCGATGGTTTCTGTGCAGTAATTGTCTGTGTTGGGACAGTTGTTGTTGGAGTAGTTACAGGTGTTGTAGCCACAATAGCGTTAACAATATCTTGAGTTGTTATAGGCTTTTGCGCTGTAATTGTTTGCGTAGGAACTGTAGAAGTTGTTACAGCAGTAGTTGTTGGCAAAGATGCTGTGATAGCGTTTATTACTTCTTGTGTCGTTACTGGTCTATTGCTAGTTACAACTTGTTCAGCAACTGTCGCAGCTTGAGCAGGTGTAACTGTTGGAAGCGTTGCAGTAATAGCATTAACCACTTCTTGCACAGTAGCAGGTCTATTTCCAGTAACTTCTAAATTAGCCAAATTACTAGGATTTTTTACATTAGCAGCAATTTGACTATTAACCATATCAATTACTGATTGGTCAACATTTTGAGTGGCTCTAGGCGCAGCAACATTAACTGTTGGAGTAGTAGAAGCAATAGTGTTTAATACATTGCTTAATGATGGCGTAGTAGGAGCAGTTACAGAAACAGTACCACTATCAGTAACTGGAGTGCTTACAGCTACTGGTTGTGTCACAGCCTCTGTTACGGCTTGAGTTGCATCGTAAACACTTGCAGGATTTGCTAGATAGTTCTTAATCTGGGCATCAGACAACCCTGCACGAGCTAAATCGTTTCTGAAGTTAACATCAAGAGCATCGTTAATCTCATCAGTTGTCATGGTGTTGAAGTCAATAGGAACATCTTGATTCTTCAAAACATTTGCTATTTCATTACCACCATAAACCAAACCACCACTTAAAAGACCAACTTTTAAAGCGTCTTCAAGATTAGCGCCACCAGCAGCAGCAGTACCACCTTTAAACAGTCCTGTACCAACCGCTTGTGCAGTAGAACCTGTAAGACCTAAAGCATTACCTAAAGCGCCACCACCACCTAAACCTAAGAAAGCTGCTTGAACAACAGGGTCATTCAAGGCTTGTGCTAAACCACCAAAGAATGATGGCCCTTTGTCGTAAGTTCCGACACTTGCAAGTTCTCCAGATGGAGAATAAAGTTCAGTTCTACTTCCTTGTTCACTACTAACTTTGGATGTACCGATACTTTCAAGACCGCCTACTATTGTTTCTTCACCAGATTGTGTATATGAATAATTAGGACTTACATAGGTGTCGCCAAGTCTTGTAGAGCCTTGGAATGGGGCTAAAGCTGCTGCTTGAGTAATAATTTCACCAACTGGAACTCCTGTTGCAGCAGCAATTTGATTTGGGTTTAAATTACCCGCTTTAATTAAAGCATCAACACTTTGTGTAGCCAATGTCTGAGCAACCACAGGACTAGCAGCAGCCTGAGTAATCACAGGAGGAGTTGTAGCTACAGTATTTGTCTTCTGAACTTCTGCAATTGCTTGCGGAGTGCTAGATGGCACTTCATTCTTAAACTGAGACAAAGCATCAATAACAGATTGGTTATAAATTGCTGTGCCTTCAGCATTGGTGTGCAAAGCATCTACTAACAACTTCTTGTTTTGCAGAATCTCGCCTTGTGTACCAACCAAAGCAACATTGGGATTAGCTTTTGCTACATCTACAAAAATTTGGTCAACTTTAGGGTCAAAGTTGTTGTTAACTACATCCTGAACAGATGCAGCATATGGTGAACCAGTCAATACAACATTAACACCTTGGTCACCCAAAGTCTTAACAATCTGGTTTAGGTTGTCTTTAACAACTGCTTTATCTACGCCTTGGATAAAGTCAACACCACCTGCTTGCAAGTAAACAGTAGCATTAGGGTCAAACTGACCACCACCTGCCAAGTATGTATTGAGTTGGTTTAGCGTATCAGCAGTAGTAGAACCACCAACAGCATAGTTAGCTGTTTGTTGACCAGTAGCCTCTGTTAAAGCGTTTTGCAATGCTGTATTGGTACTGTTCCAACTAGCACCTGCCATGATGTTGCCACTTAGCAAACCACCAGACTTACCACCTGTTGCGTTGGCTACATCCTCACCAGAGATGCCATATTGAGCCATTGCTGCCTGAGTAGTAGCAGCATCAGGACTTGAGCCTAAGAATGTGCGAATGTCGTTATAAAGGTCATCGGCAGTACCGCCATTGTTTAAACGCCAAGCCAAAGCATCAGAAATAGCCATGATTAACCTTTAATCTCTACGTTGGATGTAATGCCAGCACCAATTTTCATCGCTTTCAATTGTGCTTCTGCTTCAAACTCTTGTTGCTTCATAGCAAAGTAAGCCTGTTGTTTTTCACGCTCAAGCATCAACTTAGCAGCTTCTTTCTCACGCATCAATTGCATCTCAAGAGCAGCCTTCTGTTGTGCCATCTCCATGTCAATCTGTTGTTGCTGTTGCTTCAACTGAATGTCAGCTTGTGCTTTAGCTTGGTTAGCTTGAATCTCAGCCTGTGTCCGAGCCATGATTGCTTGCACTTCTGGAGGCATTTGCTGTGGCTGTGGAGGAGGATTCGAGAGCATCTGGTCTTGCTCTGGTGTGATTGGCTTGTAGAACTCAGCAGAATCCTTAAAGCCAGCAATCTCAACCATGCGTCCCAAGGTAGAACGATATTGAGCAGGTGAAACGTAAGGATTGGCAGGGCCATACTGAGCAATCAACTGCTCTTGTTTAGCCAGAACCATTGACAACATAGCCATCTGCTCTTGTCGGTTACCTGCACCTAAACCAACATTGATAGCCACATCGTATTGGTTAGCCCATGTACGAGGGTCAAACTCTACGAATTCACCACGCATACGCACCAAACGAGGCTTGTCTTGGTATTTGCAGAGCAGATGCAAGATGCCTTGGAACAAAGACTTAACACCAGTCTCTGCAAAGATTCGAGCCATCAATTCAATCTTACCTGCGCCAGCTTGTTGCATCGAAGCAACTGCTGCTGCTGTGACATTCTGCAAGATAGCAGGGTCAAGACCTTGTGAAGCATCAGACACACCAGTACGCTTAGATTGGACTGTATCCAAGTACTGAAGCATTGGGAAAGCAGCTTGGGCTACATTCTGCACAACCAACTGTTGTACAGCATTAGGAGACTTGGCACGAATCACACCACCTGCGGTAGATGTAAGCAAGTCATCAAGGTTTACTTGACCTTCAACAGCAACCACTCGTGCGTTATTTGTCAGATACAAGTTATCCAACATCTGACGAGTGATAGTTGTCTTAATCAGTTGTAAGTCAGTTGTTCGGTCAGCAAGTGAATTGCCAAAGAACTTGTGTGGAATTGGGATTGGGCAGATTGAATGGAATGGAACATAGTCCACTTCTTCAACAGCTTCCTTACCATCTGCATCTTGGAGAATCTCGTTTGAAGCGTAGAAAACCTGAGTCAGAGAGGCAATACCTTTGCCATTCATATCAGTCTTCACATAGCACTCAAAGACCTCAATCTCTTGCATTGATGGGTCATCAGTCTGCACTTGGTAAGGCTGCTCACCAGCAGAATAACGAGCAACTCGCTCTGGTGTGTAGGCTAGTGCATCGTCCATCTGCAAGCCTTCAACTTGCTTCTTGTTGAAACCCATAGCAATCAAGTCACTACGAGTCAACATCTGACGATGTGCTACGAATGGGCTGTCAGCAATAGTACGAGCCTTCTTGCTAATCAAGAACTCCTCTGGAGGAACATTCTCAATCGTAACTTTGCCTGATTTCTTACGCTTTTGGACTACGACATTATGCGTAGCACCCATGACTGGCTGACCCATCTGGTCAATGACAGGCTGACCCATTGGGTCAAAGATTGGAAACTCTGTCGTATCTTGCTCAACAATTTCCATGCTTTCATCACTCATTAGCATTGCCAACTCGTCTTCTGACAAGTTGTAGTAACGCTCTTTAGTGATGTCTTCTTTCTCTTGCCAATACGCTTTCAAGATGCCATTTTTCTGAAGCAGAGCATCCTTGAACCAGTCGTGCAAAATGGCTACACCTTCGTTGTCACGCAAGAAGACCCAATTGCAGTAGTCTGTGGCCTGCTTTGCAGATGCTTCGTCTTGTGGGCCTTGTGGCTCAAAGATAACGATATTGTCTGAGCCTGTGAAAATACGAACTAGGCTAGGAAGTGCGCCATCAATAGCTTCTGCTACTTCTCCAGTAACAATCTGAGACTTGCCTTCAACCTCGTTACCATATGGCTGTCGGAGATACGCTTGTAAAGCCTGTTTACGCTGGTCAACAGTTTCTGTTTCAATGTATCCAATAGCGTCATCAATCTCTGCTTGTAGGATTGACTTCAAGTCGTTCTGTTGCATTTTTGTCCTTTGGAGGGCGACCCAATCTGGGTTTTTCCAATTGTAAAGCTTTTACCACATTTTCCAATACTTCAATGCGGTTTTCAAGTTCTTTAAGTTTTGGGGCTAAATTTACCCCTTGTCGCTCTAAATACATCAGACAATCCATTTCGGTGCTTGGTTAATAGGCTTAGACCATGTACTGTGACCTTCATCAAGTCCAAGGGCTAAGTAGCGGAATGAGTCCGAGCCATGCGATGACCAGTCATGCAATGGACGCTCATAGAAAATCTTACGCTTCTCATCGTAATCTCTGCGATAGTTTCTCAGGCAGTTCAGTCCTGTTTGGACTTTAGGAACATTGAACCAGCACCTTGGAAGCAACCTTCTGACTGCCTGAATACCATCATCTAAGCCCATCCTTGGCGCAATCTTGATCTCTAGTCCTGCTTCCTCAAGCATTTCTAATCGGCTTTTGCCAGAGCCTAACTCTCTTACTCGCACATCATGGGGCAGAATATGCTCTGCTTTTGCATAGTCATTGTCCCTAATCCACTTGACATAGTGGTCTAGTCCAACACCATGATTCTCGTAGTAGTCAATCAGACGCACCTCAGTACCTACTAACTGAGCAACCCAGATAGAAGTTGAATCACCCATTCCCAAATCCCAAGCTGTAAATGTACGGCTCAGTTCCTCTCTGGGAATCTCCTGCATATGGTTTTTGTCTTCTAATTCATTGAGAATCTGACCATAGTAAGAGCCTTCTACAGCAGCGTCAAAGCTACATTCAAACTCTTGGCGGTACTTATCCTCACCCATCTCATTACGAGCAGCCTTCAGTTCTGTATCGTCCACCACCCCTGTTTCTGAGGCTTTGAACTCTAGCAATCCCCACCCATCCTCAGTTTCTGCCCTGTCTCGCAGTTCTTTGAAGTGGTTATGACCTTTGGGCGTACCAATGAACAAGCACCAACCTTTTCTGTCAGCTAGTGCAGGTCTAACAATGTCTGTCCAAATCTTGGGATTTTGGTCACCAATCTCGTCAAGGATTACCCCATCGAAATACTGACCACGCAATGCTTCTGGATTGTCTGAACCATATAGCTGGATACGCCTACCCCAGAAGTCAACTCGCAACTCAGAGATATTGCTAGTGCCTCCCAAAGGCTCTGCATACTTGACGAGATAGTCCCATGCCACCCTCTTGGCTTGACCATAGGTAGGTGCAATGTATGCGTATCTAGGTGCTTCCTTCTGATTAAGGATAGCGTCCTTGATTAGATGGTTAATCGCAGAGACAGTCTTGCCCATGCGCCTATGAGCAACAACAACGCCAAAACGCTTACTGTCCATCAGTTCATGGATAGCAAGCTGTTGCTCTCTAGGCTTGTAAGGAATCTCGATTACTTCGCCCATTGGACGCTTATCTGAATGTCTTTACCTTCTTCTCCAGTTACCTGAAGTGGCAAGACTTTGCCGATTAGTCCCATGAACGCCTGTGGATGGCTCTCTGCCTTATCTATAAGATAAGTTACGCCACCTGCGCCTTCTAAAGCCTCCAGAATCATCTCTCTGAGCATTGCATTGCCCTTATCAAGACTTCCTTTAGGTCTTCCTGCGCCTTCTCTCGCTCCACCACGAGATGAAATGTTTGATTGTTTTTCAATCATGTTTGACTCCTCTAGGGTTGGTCAAGGTTAAGTTAATACTTTATTCTAACAGACTTGTTATCTCTTTACGCTTTTCTTCATCAGCTAACAATCCAAATGGCATTGTTGCAAACATCTCAGGGCCAAATTTCTTAAACAATTCTTTACGTTCTTCTGGTGTTGAATAATAGTATAAGTCTTGCAGACCTTGGCTTCTCAAATACTCAATAGATTTCTGTGGCGCATTAGCTGGCAGAATTGCACCTTTAAACTCACCAATTTGAACTGCTCTTTGTGGCTTGATTTCAAAGTATTCTGTCGGCATTTCACGAACTTTATTCATGAAAATTTGCACATCAGCTTTCAAAGATTCAGGCACATCCTTATAAATTTTGTCCAAAAAGTTTACATTCTTAATTTGACCAAGTTCATACAAGGCATCTTGTGCGTTATAACTATAACCAGAATTACCTTCTAGTTTGTCAAGACGTTCAGTTAAGTCATTAAATGCACTATCAACTTGCTTTTTAACTGGCTCAAATTCTTCTTTTGTTACGATGCTTTCACGAGCAGCTTTTACTTGATTAAGATTCTTAAATTTAGGAGTAGCAACTGCCCTAATGTTTCCAACACCATACATAAAACCTTCTGAACCAGCGCCACCCTTCATCTCTTTAACAAGATTTTCAAGTGTTGCAGGTGCATAACGTCTGTTGCCAGAATCTGTATAACCTTTAAAAATTCTTTCTTTAATGTTTACACCAGCATCAGGCAATCTATTGTTAAAATCATTTAGCCAATCACCATACTCAGAACGCAAGTTATAAACACCATCGCTAAGTGCTTGCGAGAACTTCCAGTCAGCATCAAAGTCTTTTCTATCTGGCAATACTCCTTTTTCTTTAAGGAATTTAGCCATCATTGGGTCTTGATATTGCCTATCGTCCCAACTTTGAGTAAGTTTAGAAAGTTTGTAGTCACCAACATCGTCAGCAACATCGGAAAACATATTCTTTAAATTTTTTGCAGATTTAGAGTCAATCTCGTAATCAATTTTTGGTGCTCTT